AAAGTATTCCAATCGGTAGCACTCAAATAACCATCAGTAGTGGTATTTGATTGGCTAATAGAAAATGCACCCGTAGTGTTATTGTAGCTTAAAGGTGCAGATGCACTCAATGAAGTAAGTGAAATACCACCTAAACCAGCTAAAGTATAGTTCGGAATATTAAGCGTATTCGAGATTAACGTAGCAGCACCACTCGAACCGGTTGTAGTTAAACTTGTGATTCTATTTGTATAAGCCGTATCCCAATTCGTTTGCGAAGCCGTAGTCGGCAAAGAATAACCAGATGCAAAAGATAAAGCTAATGTACCACTAGAAGTTACGGGCGAGCCACTAACTGAAAAGCCAGTCGGTGCTGACAATGCAACACTCGTTACTGTACCAGTATTTGCATCGGTATCGTTAACCCAAATCGTTCCATTGTATTTCAATACTTGACCCGTGCTTGGGGTAGTGATTGTTACATCACTAAGTTGCGTTAAACTATAATCGCCCTCGGTAGCTACTACTGCACCCGTTCTACCGAATACGGAAGTAACCGCATCGGTATTATCATCAGTCCAAGAAGCGGTAATCGTGCCAGCATCTTGTTGCGTTAAAGTAAGTGTTTTCGTTGTCGTACCAGTTACGGCAGCACTTACAATCATATTATTGTAAGCACTATCCCAATTCGTTTGAGAGGCAGTAGTCGGCAAAGAATATCCCGTATCAAAAGCCAATGCAAGAGTACCACTCGAAGTGATAGGCGAACCCGTTACCGCAAATCCGGTAGGTGCGGAAAGAGCCACCGAAGTAACTGTACCCCCTAATGATGGCGAACTATTTGTTATCGTAAAATTCGGATAAGTTCCAGAAATAGAAATACCCGTGCTAGCAGTCAAAGCAACAATCTGGTCGGGTGCGGTGTTTGTAATCGTAATTGTTCCACTTGATGTGATAGGACTACCCGAAATAGATATACCCGTACCAGCAGAGGCAGCCACCGAGGTAACAGTACCTACATTGTAAGTTCTATTAGCGGTTAAATCTTGCGTAGTTCCGTTAATCGTTATCGTTCTTGAAGTAGGTACATAGCCACTTAAATCGGGTGCATAGTTAGGAATGTTCAACGTATTGCCTACTAATGTCGCTGCACCGCTTGTGCCAGTAGTTGTCAAAGTGATAGCACCTTGATATTGCGGAATATTTAACGTATTAGAAACAAAAGTAGCAGCACCCGAAGTACCCGTTGTCGTTAGTGAAATGGTAGCTTGACCGCCTATATCACTCAACACCTCGCTACCCGTTCTGTAATTAACAATGTTGCTTCCGTTTAAAACCAAAAACTTATCGGGGTCGGTAGTCGCATTGGCAACACTCGTTAAAGTGAGGTTATTAGAAAATGTCTTTGCACCGCTTATCGTTTGCGTAGTTCCTAATGTAACGTAACCATCGGAAATATCGGTTTCGATAATCGTAGCAAGGGCAGAGACAGTACATTTATAGCTAAACCCGTTCGAGGGATCACCCACCAAAATAAGGTCGGATAAACTTGGGGTTCTCGTTGTTAATTCGGATATCTTCTTATTCGCCATACTTTTCTTTTAAATAGAAATATTAACTTGGATATGCATACGTTGTCGGAATGACACAACGATTTGCGGTATAAGGTAAATCAATCGTAATATCGGCTCTAACCCCTGCCAATAAATCGGGAGTATCTTCGGTAAAGAATGTTAAAGTCGCATTCAACCCCTCATCGAACTCAAAGTTATTATAACGAAGTTGTGCGATAATGTCTTGGCAGATTTGTAATTGGTCACTCAATACCTCGGTCTCGTTCGTGTCCTCTGGAAGCATCCTATCAAAGAAATACAACGAAAAATTCAAGACAACACTTTTCTCTTGAATATTACCACCCGTGAGATCAAAGAATAACGATGGGTAAATGTTTTCCGTTCCTCTAGATAGGTAATCACTTAGGTCTCCGAAGTACACACTTTTTATCTGCTCGTGTGCGTTCGCCAGATTGGTTATCGTGGCTACCACTTGGTTTAAAGTCATTCTCTTGTTTTTTTAAGAAGATTTTTAGCTTCTTTTGATTTTTTAAGGAATACGTTTTATTCGCCACAGCAACGATTTATGTTACCTTGATATTTTTCTTCAAAGGTCATCCCCTTGCAATTATCATCATCGCCTAACCAAATTGAAGTAGTGTATGCTTGCCTTTCGGGAATGATTGTATCGTAAGTAGAACCTGGGTTATTGTATTCGGGAAATGTATTAAAGCCGCTTCTATCCAAAAGATATTTAACCAATCTTTGTTTGTAGAACTCGGCTCTTACCTTATACCTATCGGCTACATCAATCAACTCGGCAGCACTTGGGTTCTCTTGACCCTCACCGGATTTTCTTATCAACCCCTTATTGTAAAACTGATAACTCAATCCCATAGGAAGTTCACTCATCACATAATACACTAAGGTCGGTGCAATGTAAACATCCAAAAGATTGCTTTCCGTTTGCGTAAGGTTATTGTTTTGTATTCCATCTTGCAACCTTTCATATAAAGCCGTTCCGAGTGCTGGCAAGATATACATATCTTGTGCGGTCAATATCTCTGGGTTTACTAACTTTTCATCAGTATTGAAATGCAAACCCGTTCTCTCTTTTATGGTATCTACTGAAATAAATAATATGTTCCTGCTCATTGTTTATTTTTTAACTACTACTACTGCGTTCCAAGTGTGCCGACATTTAGGCGAATGAATACCCGTGTTCGGAATTGTCCACCATCCACCTGCACGGGCGAAAACATCATACCCTAAACGAGCCGAAATCTGTTGTATCTCGCCACGAGTATAAACCCTATTCATACTCATTAGCTTTTGGCAAAAAGGTCGTGAGGTCGCGATATTCCTATCCCTTGCGGTTGTTCTTAGATAATCCCACGAATATTCATACCGAACCAAAAAGGTTGTCTTTAATGGCTCATCTAAAATCTTATTCAAAGGTTTCAACAACTTACTAATCCTTGTCTCGGCATTGTACTCCAAAATATCCAAAGCCACCAACTTGTTAATCCTATTAATAACCTCATCTTCTTCTATCTCTAATGCTTTGGCAATATCTTCGGGCGGTATCCGCTTATTCTTGGCGATTGTATCGAGTATTTTCTTGTCAAGGGTGTCATCTACCACCTCATCTCTGAAAGCCAATTCTTGGGCTTCTAAATCGCCTTTAAACACATTCCTGCGAGCCACTACTTTATAGTTATCGTTATCCTCGCCAAATTGCGTGAAAACGGCTAAGGTGCTATCAATATCATCAAACCTTTGCTCGTAGGTTTCATCCCCTAACCAAGTGGTAATCGCCTCATCATCTAAGCCATACCCTTGCTTTAACATAGAAACCGCTTGCTCACGGCTTATCTTACCCTTATTGAACTCACGGATAATTCGTTGGAAGTTCTGCCATTCCCGACCTTTCATCCCTTTCAAATGCTCGTTCACGAGTGCTTGGCTAGGTTCGGGAGTAGTAACATTCGTGTATTGGCTAGGATCAATACCAATCTTTTCTAATATCCATTCTTTCGGTGCGTTAGCAGCAATAATAGCTTCGCTAAATTCAAAGCTAATGGGCTCAACGGGTTTAATATACAACTCGGAACTAACCCCGTTAATCTTGGCTAATTTATTAAAGATAGCTTCTAAAAATTGTTGCTTATCGTTTACATAAGTATTCTTAAACACCTCGTAGCCATCACGGATTTCCGAACGAGTACCTAATGAACCCTCAACCAATACCCCAAACAAAGATGGAGTAGTAATTTGATGCCCTGCAAAAATGTTTTGCTGAATCATCTTATCTACTTGATTGAAATCTTCCTTAGTCAAATCGGAAGCACCCAAGTCTTCAACGGCTGGCTTTTTAGCAATATCACTAACAAACGAAAGGATAAACTTCTTACCATCCGAACCGGAAAACCTATCCGTAAATCTTCTTTCGATATTTCTTTTTTCATCGGGCGATGGCTCGCCATTCGGTAAAGTAATAAGTTTACTAGCAGAGAAACCCGTTTGTGCATTGCCTAAAACGTGGCGAGAAACCTCAACATCACTTTCAATGTAATTCAACGCACCCATATAAGAAGGAAGTGCGTAAGTATCTAATCCAGGTCTATACTCTTTGATGTAAAGAATTTGCTTGCCTACCTTGTTAGCGGTGTTGTAAGCCGCAATAACTTCCTCTTTCTCTTTTCTGTCTTGCCAGTTATTTTTGTACCAAAACTGGGTATTGTCTTTGTTAGAACGAATTTTAGTGTAATCAATGTGCGATAAACTAGCAATCCTTTCGCCTACCTTACTCCAAATAACTTCTAAATAAGCACCACCGAAAAGTTCAATATCAATAGATACCTTACGGGTTAAATCGGTCAAGGTTTCGTACTGATTAGGTTTTTGTATGAATGCTTCGGCAGCAAGATCATCCTCTTTGGTTGCCCATCCATTACCCGTAATGTAGTTTACCTTACCACGCACAATAGCATTGTGCTTTGCACTTTTATTGTATAAGCTAAGCAGGTAGTTAGGGTAATCATTCCTTTCGCCAAACTCAATATACCCGTGTCCTTTTCTTTCCCGATATTCGGGTTGCTTTGCCTCGGCAAAACTTAATATCACTAAATTATCCATCATCGTACTATAAATGTATTATTTGGTTGGTATTTCGTAAACGCAAATGTGGTGGCTTCATTCAATCGCATAACACCCGTTTCTAACTTAGAAGTAGCAAGTGCAGGGTTAGTGTTACTGGTTGAGGTTTGCTCGTAAATCTCGTACTCCCATTCGCCACTATCATAACCCGTAAAGTAAGTATTCGTTATGATTGAGAACTCATCGTACCGATCCTTAAAAGCCGAGATATTAGCGGCTTGCAATAAGACAAAACTTCTTACAATATTGCTACCCCTATGCGTAAACACAAAAAGATAGTTAGGATTGGTTAAAGTTTGCTTTTCCTTTAATGTGAGTATAATAGAGTTCGTTTGCCCCTTTGTAAAATATATCATACCACTAAATAGAATAAACGTGAGATTTTACCAAAAAAAAGCCACCCCGAAAGGAGTGGCTCTAATCTACCTACCTATTACGAACTACGAAAGCATTAGGAAACAAGACCTGCAATGATACCGCTATTCACTTCGGGAGCAAGTTGTTTCTCGCCACCCGTGAATGTTAGGGTGTAACCATTTCTATCGCCTTGTGCAGTTCCCGTGGCAGCAGTACCGCCCGTTACATCAAGACCTTGAAGTTTACCCAATAGCCAGTATTTATCGTTAGCATCTTGAACAACCACCATAAGAGTAGATTGAGCAAGCAGCAGTATCTCGTTACGAGTGTTTGCTTGGAGTTTATTAAGAACAATCGAAAGTTCTTGTGCATAGAAAACAGTACCATTCTCAACGGAACTAGTAATGGTTTCAGTCAAAGAACCCGTATTCTTAACCAACTCATATTTGTAGAATACCTTACCCGCTGCTTTAGTAATAGCAGAAACGATACCAGAAGCTTCGGTTACCGCAGTCACGTTTGCGTGATTGATAACCCACATCGCTTTGATACCGCCTAAACTATCCTTGCAATCAAGTGTGTATCCTTGTGTTAAAGCACAGGGCATTGTTAAAAATTTAATTTGTTATTAAAGAGTGGGTAACCCCGAAAGATTACCCACCTTTGAATTAGATAATGAAAGAAGCAATCTCATCCAAGAAAGCTACGTTCACTCCCATCTTGAACTCAGATACGAAACGAACTTGGTCAGCCTCTTTGGCATAGAACAGCTCGAAACGCTCTTCTTCGTTCAAAAGGTCAGTTCCGAGGAACATATTGCTCAAACGGATGGCATAAATTTTATTTGTACCATTGAGACCTGGAGTAGCAACAACCTTGATAGGTGTACCGGGCAAGTAGAACTCGCTATCGGCTTTACCATCAAAGGCATAGTTGAACATATTTGCATTCTTCAATGCGATTGTGTAAGTACGGAAAACATCTTGACCGCACCAGATAGTCATATCATCTTTGCTTACTACTTGGGCAGGGATTGCCTTGTAAAGAGCATCGAAGATAGCTACTACGTTAGCAGTAGTGATAGCGGTTGCAGTACCACCATAGTAAGTTGCATTGTTAGCTTCTACGGCAGAAGAACCAATCAAAGTTACCAGACCTTGGAACTTGTTAAGGTTTACGTTGGCAGAGCCAGTAGCACCTTGCCAGATGGCAGTTTCAAGTTGAGAAGCGATACGAGCAGCTTTCTTGTCGGTATAATCGGCAGCGAAAGCGATTGAATCGTAACGACTTCCTTCGGGCAGAGCCTTCTGAAGATACTTTGCTTCCAAATCTTTAGGGCAAAGTGATTCGTTTACTTTAATCTTACCAACAGTTACAGTACGTTGCGTGAAAGTGGTTGTACCGCTTGCGTTGAAACCGCAAGAAGAACCGCTTTGGAAAATCGCATCGGTATCCATAATGTTGATTGTCTCGGCAGATTTTACACCTACCATTACGTTACCTTGATCCTTAATCAAAGCAGCGGTTTTGCTTCCAAGAACGGAAGAAGTTACCAAAAGAGCTTCATTCTCTTTGGTATAATTTGCTAATGCTGAAACATCAAAAGCCATTGTTATTAAATTTTAATTGTTTGAAAAATTATTTTTTTGCGTACATATTAAGAAAACGTGATACCTTGTCGTTCTTGCTTTCGATGTGCTTGTTGAAAACCTCTTTAGGTTGTGTAGGTTCAACCGATGGAGTTTTAGTCAGTTCGATAACTACGTCAGTCAGTTCTTGAATAGCTTGTGAGAACTTAGCAGATTGCTCAGCCATCATAGCTTTTTCATCTTCTTTCTTCTTTCCGTAGTCAGCAAGTTGTGCTTCCATCTCGGAAACTTTCTTTTTCAAAAGTTCAACTTCGCTAACGGGTTCTTCAACTGGAACTTCGGGGCTTTCAATTTCTACGATTGTTGAGTTCTC